GTCAATGTCGAATCCTGGTTCATAGACTGACCACGCTGAGATGTTGGCGTTAGGATAATAGGAAAGGACGTAAATCTTGTTCTTTATGACGAGCCAATATCTTCCGTCTATCGGATCAATTATGGCCTTCGATTTGCTTCCTTTCGGAGAGCCCCATCCCGTTGAAGGCTCATTTAGCGACGCGATGTGCGCCGTGACTATGTCGTCAATGGCTGAACCAATGTCGTTGGTCGTGGCCGTGTCCGTGTTCTCGCGCGCCCTTATGGACCTGATGCCGCTGTCCGAAAGGTAAAGGGTGTCGATGAAGCCCATTGATGCGACTGAGTCCGGCGCTATGCAGCCCGTATTAGAAAGGATCTGGTACTGCGCATTCTTGGCAGGATCAGGATCCATGTACCACAGCTGGATGTTTCGCCTGCTGAATACGGCAAGACGGTCCTGGTAGATTCCGATTCCCGTCAGTTTCTCGCGTCCGCCAAAGTTGTTGGACATGTCGATGAATCCTGATCCGGTGTCGTAAATGTCCCATTTTGTTGCATCATTGACCGCCGAAAAGAACAGGGTTGAGCCTGCTGCGACGTACTCTTTGGACTTGTAGGTTATGCTGCAAATGCCAGGCTGGTTCGTCACCCTTGACTTGCCAACTATCGTCGGAATGGATGGGTCGTCGGGGTCCGTGATGGTAATGCTAAACGTGTCTCCGTCTGCCCATGTGAAAAAGGCTATTTCGTATTTCTTTGAAACACCTGCGACTGCCGCCTTCCCGCCGGCCATGTTCGTCAAATTGGAGATCACGACGTTCCCGGCCGAAGTCACGCTTAGCGTTCGGCCATTCGGGGAAGCGCCCGTTCCAGCGATTGCCCTTATGACCAATTTCGCATTTTCAACGGATGCCGTGTATTCCGGCGTTGATGCGTAATCGTTTATCTTTGACGCCAATGATTCCATCGTGCTGGAATCTGAAGACTCCCACCTGACGGGGGATCCAAGCACCTCCACCCCGTCAACTTTTATGGAGTTGACGGCGTTTATGGCGCCTCCTGACATGATTCCAAAACGTGAAATGTATCGACCTGGATTGTAAGGGCTTGCGACAGTTGTAGATGTATTGATCAGCTCTGAAACGTATGCCGTCGTGTTCGGGTCTGAGGAGAATTCGATCCACACCTCCCACCCATTTGCGTCAGCTCCTTCGTCATTTGAAGCCTCGATGAACAATGTGCCTGGGCTTAGAGTCGAATATCCGACATTCCCGCCCCAGTTGTATCTCGCCTTTATTTTACTGACGCTCGTGTTTGCGTTTATGTAGGTCGCGAGCGTGCTGCCAAGCTGTTTTGCATTGTTGGTTTCTCCGTTAGGCTCAGCAAAGTCATCGTATCGCATGGCCGACGTGACGCCTGTCACTTCGATGCCATTGACGTATATCCCCCTGATATCAGGAAGTGTTGCGGGATTGATGTTGCGAAGCCACTTTCCTGGTTCGTCGCACATGGCCGGAGACTCTGATCCTCCGGAAATAGAAAATCCTCCTGATGAAAGAACCTCATCGATCGCAGATACGGAATCCTGGGTCTTTGTGATCGTTGGCATCGAGCTCGTCATCGTTCCAGTGAACGAACCTGTCAGGGTGAAATCCTTGCCAGGGGGTCCAGTGACTTCTACGGTTGTCGGGTTTACGACGCTAATGGCCGCCGTGTAGCCAGTGACATCAAAGTCTTCGACCAGATTGTCAGGCGCCCCAATGATTCCGTTGACCCTGACAAGCCCCTCATACCAGTCTTCAATCGCCTGTCCGTCGTAAAATGCGACGTTTTCATCCCCCACAAATGACATTAGTACAAAGGTCTTTCCGCCGTAAACGGTTGACCATCTGTCCCAGAGCTCCCAGTCGGCTATAATTGAATCATTGATCCATGGATGTTGAAGTCTCTGGTACATCACGGATATCGGCAATCCTGCCGGCATGACGGGCGGAGCGCTTGATCCGAATACCACCAAGCCGTCTCCTGTGGCTTCGAGTCCGACCGTTTTTTCAAGATTGCCTCCCCAATTGGAGGGAAGCGTCGCGTACGGCTTGAACGCCTTGCGCTTCTCAATCTCGCCCCCGCGCGTGACATGCGCGTTGGTCAGTACCGCCAGCGTGCCAGGCTTGCTGTTAAGAACGTGGCGCCTGGTGTCCAGGCCGCCAGAGAAGTTCTCTACTACGATGTAGGGCATCAGCGGTCATAGCGGACGGCGCGTCCGCCGATGTAGCGGATGCGCTCTCCCGTGGAGATGCCTCCGCCGTAAATGAAGCGGTTGTCCTTCATGCCGTTGCCCTTGAGCTTGTTGTAAAGCTGCGTAGCCTGGGCGAGCTTCGGGGAGGCGTCATCGGCCTTCGTGCGCGCCAGAAGCTCAGCCGCGGCGAAAAGGACGATCAGGTTGTCGTCCAGAACCGCCGTATGAGCGTTTTCAAAAAGCGGAGGAAGCTTTTTGACGGCTCTGAATCGCAGGATCTGGTCGCTGGTGCTCGGCACCGGCCAGACCTCGAACTGGTTGCCTTCGTGGTGGCGCCAGCGCAACGCCGGCTCGCTCGTTTCGTTCTCATCGGAATCAAACTCGTTGTAATGGTCAGGGCAGATGCCGTATTCAAGCGGATGCCAAATGTCTCCGTACTTGACGTGGGCAGACACGATCCGGTTGTGGTCAATGTCGTTGTCAAAGGTGTAGTACCTTTCGTCGTTCTGGAGCTGTTCGTCGCGCTCGATGAAGCCGAACGGCCAGTCAAAGTCCTCCCAAAGCCGCTGCTGCTGGCGCGCGAGGATGTGGTCGTACTGGTCGGCAGTATTGACGCCCATCCCCAGGTTCGACGACACGCCGAGTTCGGCGCGAAGCATGTCGCGCAGCTGGGACAGTGACGTTCCGCGCGCCATTTACTTCTTCAGGGGCTTGATCTCGTCGTCGGATGACGGAAGGTTGATCACTTCGGAAAGGTCCATCGGGAGCTTGGGGACGGACCCGGGGAACACCTTCTTGAACGTCTCGTCGCCGTAGAACTTCTTCAGGCGGTCGATCTCCTCGGCCTGGGATCGGGCCTGGAACTTGATCGGGGTGACGTTGACTACGGCGTCGTCCCCGTGGATGGAGCGCAACAGGACGATCTCGGCGGCGGTGGCTTCGCGCACGACCGTGTTCTGGAGGCTGCCGTTCAGGAGGACTTCTACGATGGCGGTTTGCATGGTGGATACATTAGTGCCGGCAAAGCCGCCTTATGCAACAAAGAAAGGGGGGTGGCCCCATAAGGACCACCCCCCTGCTTTGGGCCTAAGAGGCTATCAGGCGGCCTCGTAGAGGCCGGAGCTGTTCAGCTTCTTGCAGACCAGGGCGCCCGTCCAGGTCATCGCCTTGTAGATGGCGTAGACGTTTTCGGGGCGGGCCGGATTGTGCACCTTCTTGTCTTCGCCCTCCATGACGTACACCTGGATGGCGTCCGTATCGAGAACGTAGGCGAAGTTGCTCTGGTTGCCGGTGCCGTCGTGCTTGGGCAGGTCGTCCAGGGTGGGGTCGTAGACGAAGTCGCCGATGCCCAGGAGCGAGGGAACGCCCATGGAAATGTCGGTGCCCTTGCTGAACCCGACCTGCGTGAACAGGCCCTTGGAGTGGATCTCCTTCTCGAGCTTCTCGAGGAAGCCGGAGCCGCAGACGATCACGTTGGGCTTGCCGCCGTAGCGCTTCAGCTGGCGGACTTCCTTGCGGAGGCCGTCGATGATGCGCGTCTCACCCACGGTGTAGGTGAACGAGTCGGCGCGGTTGCGCCAGAGGCTGTTCGTCACGCGGGAGATGCCGCCGGTGGAGCCGAGAGCCGTGGAAGCGGCAGGCTTGATCAGGCTCATGAGGCCCGGAACCTGCTTGGCGTCCTGGGTGCCGTCCTTCCAGAGCATTTCGTTCATGCCTCGGGACCAGCCTTCGGACATGTCGTCGAGCTTGGCCTTGAGGATGTTGGTCAGGACGGTGGCGTCGCGACCGCTGTGCTTGCTGGTGGACTCACCGGACAGGCTGTCGGTGACGGTAAGGCCGTCCTGCTTGAGTTCCGTGAAGGTCACGGTGAGGCCGGCGTGGATCTCCTTCCAGTTGTAGCTGGCCCGCTTGATGTTCTGCGGGTTGGTGTAGGAGACGGTGTCAGAGCCTTCGTATCCCGCGATCGCGGTCGTGTAGTTGAACACGACGGGAACGGTGATCTCGCCCTTCCCGCCAGGGAAGGACTTCTGACGGCGGAGCATCGCGTTGAGAAGGGGCTTCTCCTGGATGGTCTGCGCGAAGGCGTCGGACTTGATGTGGAAATCGAGAGCCGAGGCGATCGTGCTGTCGATGTTGGTGAATGCGCTGGTAGGCATGGTGTTTCTGTGTCGTTAGACGTTTAGTCCCATCCTCACTACATCCTCAAGGGAGCGTGGGGCCGGGCGGATTGAAGCGGACGACAGTGAGCTGGTGGGTGACTTGATGGGATTGCCTCTGCCAGCGATCGGTCGCAGGTCGGCGTTTACCCCGGCGAGAGCGCGTCGTGCGATCTCAACTGCTTCCAGGGGGCCGTACTGCACTCCGGGCTGGATCATCGTGCGGATCCTGTCGTACACCAGCTTGCTTTTCGCGGACCAGTCCGGGTCTTTGGCCTTTTCGGTCTGCTCCCAAGTCTCAACGGCCGAGAGCATGCTTTTCTGCGCTTCAACCGCGGCAGCCTTCTGGGCTTCCTCGTGACGCGCTGAAATGAACTCCCTTTCCGCCCTGAGACGCGCGAGCTCCTTGGCCGACTCCTCGGAGTCAAAGCCTTCGTCGACGCGCTTCTTCAGGTCTTCGGGAAGAACTTCGCCCGTGTAGGGCGCCAGCTTCTCGATGTGTGACTTGAGGACCTTATATGCCTCCACGGGGTTGTTTTTCATCAACGCCATCACCTTGAATCCCTCAACCATCTCGTTTTCATTGAGATGGTTGGAGCGCATGAAAGTGGTGATCTTGTCGTACTGCTCGGCCTTGGGTTTCAGGGCTTCGCGTTCGGCGACGATCTCCTTCCATCGCGGGTGATTGTGGAACGGCACCTTCTCAGCCGCCTTCTGGGAGGTTGCCTTCGGAGATGACGCATCGTCCTTGACTGCGTCCCCCTCGTTGGCCGTCCCGTCGGCAGATTCCGTCTGTTCCCCCTCGGCGGACGACTCCGAGTCAGACTTGCCCACCTCTAAGCCGTTCTTCACGACGTCGAGCAGGGTGGCCTTCTTTTTAGCGTCCTTGTCGCCCGCGTCTGACGATCGCGAGACTTCATTCTTAGCGTCAGAAACCGGAGCATTCTCCACGCGCGCCTCCGGCGCAGGAGCCTCCGTAGTCACCGGCGTTTCCACCGGCTGTATGTTCGTGGGTTCGGCTGACGGAGCCGAATCAGGCGTATTTAGCGTCTCAGGCACGTTATGTAGGTTGGACATGATGGCTTAAATATCAACAATTATCGCACGTTAGGCGGAGGCGGCGGCGCGTTGTAAAGATTGGCCGCCGGCACGTTCGGAACCTGGACGCCTCCGCCCGTTCCTGGGGCGCCCGACGCCTGTTGTGCGTTGTTCCCGCCTTCGCCGCCCTGAGCCTCAGGGGAGTTCATGGCGTTGGCCTCAGAAACCTGTTTCTGAGAGTTCATGGAAACGATCGAAGGCAGGGCTGACTTGATGGCGTCGGTGACGTCCAGTCCGTCGTCCAGGCGCTTGATGGCCTCCTTTGCGAACCAGGTCGGATCAATGCCTGGGATTTGCAGCAAGGTCGGCGCAAGTCGTTCAAACGCAGCGATTTCCGCAGCACGATTCGGGCGGCCGCTTGAACCTGCTTCAATGTCCAGCAGCAGGTTTTCTGAGATTTCCTGAGCCGACAGGACGGGCCACACGGCGCCGGCGCCTGCGATCTTCTGAGCAGTCTCAGGGTTCATCATCTTGAGCAGAAGCTCGCCGGCGGCCCGCGACATTTCGATCAGAAACTCGTCAAGGTCGTCCACGTTTGACCCAAGCGACGACATGCGGCTCGACTCAGCGACCGACACCTCAGTGGCCGTGGATGCTCCGCCAGGGGTGCCAAGGTTGGCTTCCTGGGTGCCGACGATGCGGAACATGTCCTGGATCAGGTGCTCAGTGTCGTACAGGGCCGGATCGATCGGTACGGGCTTCATGGCCTGGAGCACCTGCTCGACTGACTGGCCGGGCTGGATGGCCTGGAGCTGGATGACTTCATTGGCGTCGCGGTCGACCAGCTTCTTCACGTCCGTCTCGGACAAGGCCCCCGTGGGCGTGACGTAAAGCGGACGGTTAGCGTTGCGATGCTCGCGCAGCCGCTGGCGTGCGAGGTTGTATTCGCGCTGAACGGGCGTCAGAAGGCGTACGTCGGAAGGGGGATAGATCTCCTTGTCGTTCTCCACCTCGTTGAAGGTGAGAACGAAGAAGGGCCAGAATCGCTTCAGCTTGATCTCGGGCGGTGCCGGCGGAACAAGGAAGTCAGGGTATCCGTCAGCGACGACGTACTTGAGGCCGTCACGCTTGCAATAGATCTCCCAGACGCGGCAGAGCTCTGCTTCAGACTTGGCCTTCTCTGCGCCGTAGGCCTCCTCCTGGCGCGTGTAAGATGTTCCAAGGTCGATCGAGTACAGGTCCTTGACCTCGTCCAGCGTGAGCATGAACTCGTGCGCGATCCATTCGGCGCCCACGAAGCCCTTCAACTGACGGCAGCGCGTGTCGATGATGATGTTCTGCGACTGCGGAAAATCAAAGACAAGGCCCTCGTCGAGCACCGCGTCAGGGCTGTCCATAACCTGCGAGATCAGCAGCTTGAGCTGTTCCGCCTTCGCGTGGTTCTCGTCGAACTTGGCGTCCACGCCGTCGGCCATCAAGGTCTGCAAGAGGCGAAGCTGCTCGGTCATGTCAGTCACCTTCTCCATGTCCTCGGGGCGCTTGCCCATCTTGCGCTGGTATCCGATCTTCAGGAAACCGACGCCCGTGACGCACACGCGGCGGACGAACTGCTTCATGTTCGTCTTAAGGTTCTGGCTTTCGACGATCTGGTGGAAGACGATTTCGAGCGTTTCGGCGATCTTGTCCACGAGCTTGCGGCGCTCAAAGCCCTGGGTGACGTCGTTGAGCAGCGCGACGGCTTCCGGATTCGGCATGCCGAACTGACGCATGGACAGCTCGTTGGCGATCCTGGCGGCGTCAAGGGATCCGGCTGAGCCGTCCCAGATCATGAAGTCCATCGTCTTGCGACGCTTCGCCACGGCCTTCGGATTCTTGGCGTAAAGCGACGCAACGCGCTGCTGGACGTGACGTTGCACGATGTTCGCAACATATCGGTCCTCGTTCTCCTTGGGGAAAGGCCACTGCTTGCCCATGAAGAAGTCCATGTCCTCCCTCATCCGCTTGTGAGCCTCGTTCCAGTGCTTCTTGGCCCTGTTGACCTTGGAGCACCACTCGGAAACGAGCGACTTGCGCGACTGCGGCTCGTTGGGGTCAGGATTTCTCCTGATCGTGGACTGCCCCTCGTCGGGGCCGGGCTGCATGTCGCTTTCCATTTTCGGGTATGGTTGTCAGGACCAGAAGGATTTCAACCTGTTTTCTCGTCTTTGCATGTCCGCTGACGACTTCTTCACCCAGGCAAGGGTCCCGACCTTCGGGCCGGTGTCCGCCACGATCTCGGGGTTTGCCGCCACGGTCTTGGCCAGGCCCATGCCGATATGCGCAAGCCAGTCCACGAAGTCGTCGTGACGGGCTGACGGGAACTTCAGGAGCTCAGCCTCGGCGTCCGGCCACCAGGAGGCAAACTTGGGGAAAAAGACCTTTCGTTGCGCCATGCGGCCGCGGATGGCCTGGGCTCTGGTCTGTTTGTCCTTGGCTGGCACGACCTCGTCGATGGCCGAATAAATGCCCCTTTCCTGCATGCGCTTGCGCAGGAACGGGCCGATCGCCTTCGAGATGTGACCGCGCTCAGCCCACCACCAGATCGGCTTGTGCTTGGTTATCAGGTCCAGCATCCCGTCGACAACCGTGTCGGTCCTGGCCCTGCGCCAGAAAAGATCAGGCAAGACCCATACGTTGTCGTTTTCATCAAGGCCGACGCACCCCATGCACGTCCTGTCGGCGTCCTGGGTCGTGGCTACGGCATGGTCAGAAGCCCCATAATACCTCAAGTTTGTCGGCAACTCGCCAGGTCGATACCCTGCGATCATGTCGCGAGTGAAGTAATCGCCGTCGTCAGGCGTGGGTTGACCTTGGTAAAGCGCTGAAAAGCCGCGCGGATTTAGCCGCTTCAAGGGCTCAAGCGTCTCAAGCGGGAACCGATCAGGCCACAGAGCCTCGCCCTTCTTGCGGCCCATCGGGTCGTCATCCCCGGCTATGGCCGGCAGGGCGAGCACCTTCCAGTTCTTTGCTTCCTCGGCGTTGAAACACGGGTTCCCCGGGTCAATGAGCCTGCCGATCAGGTCGTCCTCGTGCCAGCGGGTCATGATTATGACGACGCGGCCGCCAGGCATCAGTCGCGTCATGGCCACTTCCGTGAACCAGGACCAAAGCTTGTCGCGGGTAGACTTTGAGTCGGCTTCCTCACGGTCCTTGATCGGGTCGTCAATGACCAGCAGGTCCGCACCGCGGCCGGTAAGTGAACCGCCACGGCCGACGAACACGGCAAGCCCTCCTTCGTCGGTCTGCACGCGGTCCGCCGCAGCGGACCCCTGTTTCAGGGCGGCGCCAGGGAAGATCTGCTTGTAGACAGGCATCCGCATCGTTTCGCGGACCGATCGCCCGAAGTCCTGGGCAAATTCCTCATTGTAAGTCGCAAAGATCAGCTGGCGATACGGGTCCTTGCCGATGAACCAGGCCGGGAAACGGCGTGAAGCCAGCTCTGACTTTCCGTGACGCGGAGGCATCGTGATGATCAGGCGAGGCATTCGGCCCGCCTCGACTTCCTCAAGCGCAGCCGCGATCACCTCGTGATGTTTGGCAGGCTGATATCTTGACCTGTCGTGGTCGTCAGGTTCCTCAGGATCAGGCATCGTCAGCTTCGAGAACTCAATCAGGTCCTTCTTGGCCTTCCTGGCCTTGAGCAGGCGCTCCGCCGCCTGAAGCTGCTTGTTAAGATCCTGGCCTTCGCTCATCTATCAGGGAGGAAGAATAACGGTGCGAGCAGGTACGGCGTAAGCTGTTCCATTTACGATCATTACGATCTCGTTAGGGTAATGAACGGTGTCAAAGTTGCCGTTTGAGTATCCGCTTCCGTTGCTTTGCGTAGGCGTCGAAGCAAGACTGAACGAGCGCGTGGTTCCGGAAACGTTCTCAAACACGACGCTTCCTGACTTGATCTTGGAATCGCCATTGATGAGGACTTTTACCGATGCGTTTGCGTCCGCCGCTGATCCGATTCCTACGCGTCCGTCCGCATTGATCACGAACGGGCTCGCGTCAGGAGTGGCGCTGTCTTCGACCCTGAAAGCCTCACCTGCTCCGCGCTGAGTCACTCGCAAGGCCGCGTTTGCGTTATTTACGTCGATCGCCTGAACGGCGCTGAAAACGTTTCCATTCGTGGTCGTAGCACAGACACGCCAATTTCCATTTCCGTCCCTGAAGTTCAGGTTAACTCCGCCCGTCGCAATCCACATGTCACCAGGCGTCGTGCTTGCCGCGTCTGTGCCGCCGATTCCGATATTTACGCCGGACTTGCCAGAAACGCTCGTAAAAATGCCTTTTCCACCGAAGGAAAACTCAAGGTTAGATACGCTTATAGAAACCTGGTCAGCTTGTCCCTGGTTGAACAACAAAGATGCAGGCTTGATCAGAAGGGATTTTGCCGCGGCAGGAGATGAACTTGTTTTAAGAAGCTCAATGGCCGGCCCCCAGGAAACATCAGACGCGTCGGCTCCAGGTATTGATGCGTTCTGAACGCTTGCGCCTTGCCACCCACCTGTGCTTGCGTTGAACGACGTGAAACTGATGCCGGTAGACGTCGCGAACATGTCCTGATCCTGTCCTGACGCCGAATCCTGGTTTCCAATCGTTCCCGTAAAAATCGGGTTGTTTACCGGAGCCTTTGATTGCAAGGACGCGTCAAGATCGACCTGCGATGAAATCGAACCAGTTATTGAACCCCATGTGTTGATTCCAGCCGGCCCCTGCGGGCCTGCGGGTCCTTCCGGACCTGTGGCTCCAGACGGTCCAGTTGGACCAACAGGGCCTGCTTCTCCCTGAGGACCTGCTGGGCCGACCGATCCTCCGCTGCCAGTAGCTCCAACTGCACCTTGAGGAATTCCAAAATTGAGCGTGTAAGTGGGAGGGGATCCAATTACCGTCACAGTAGCCGGAGAAGAAGGCGAAAGCGTGCTTACGGTACCAATCTGAAGATCAAAGTTGTTGGCATTCGTGGCTGCGTTCGCGGCAGAAAGAGCAGAAGCGGCTGCGGAAGAAGCCGAGGCGGAAGCCGCTGACGCAGATGAAGATGCCGAAGCGGCCGCATTGGTGGCCGTAAGCGTGGCGGCGTTGACGGTCGCGCTGAAGGCGGTGGTATCAAGCGCCGACTCCCTGATCTTTCCGTCGTCGCGCTGAATCTCGTTCAGGCGCGACAAGGTCGCGTTGAGCGTCGCACGCGCAGCATTTAGCTCCTGATCGATTTCCTGCCCAGGCTGCTGCGCGTTCGGGGTGTTCGTGGAAAACTGCGAAAAGTTGAAAGACCTTTCGTAGGGATTAGGGACTTGGCTGGGCATGCCTTACGATGGTCAGCAAGACGGCAAAAGACAAGAAGAACAAATAGTAGGACAAACTTTTCAAAAATTGCAGATTTTTCCCCGCGGGGGAGGATCGAATCTCACACACGCGCGCGGGGGCGCGCGCGGGGGTGGGCGTGGGCGCGCTGGCGCGCGGGCGGGCGCGCGCGCGCGCGCGGGCCGGGGGGGC